TTAACTACCCATAGTGACCGAATAGTGACCCGATTGTTCCTCCAGAAAACCTACTGCTGACTGCATGGTAGCATTAAGCACATGGCTGTAAGTGTCTAAGGTTATGGCTATATTTGAGTGTCCTAATCTTGTCGATATGACCTTGGTGTTAAAGCCCTTTGTCAAAAGGATAGTGGCATTTGTATGTCGGATGTCGTGGAAAGTCAGAGGTCTTGTTATACCTGCTTTCTCTTTTATCTCTTTAAAGTTATCTCCAATCTGCGAAGGTATTATACAGGTATGCTTCTGTCCGACAAAAAGGTAAGTCGCCTTTATGTTGAACTTCTCGTAGGTATCCTTAATAGTCCTTAGCAGCTCCAATAGTGACTCAGAGACAAGAATAGGTCTCACAGATGATTCAGTCTTTGGTGTCGTCTCGAAGGTTCCTTTACCTGCCACATGAACCATATTGGATTCCACGAAGATAGTGTTCTGCTTGAAATCGACACTACTCCACTTCAAGGCAGCTATTTCTCCTCGCCTCATTCCGGTCTCATAAGCAAGCATATAAATAGGAAACATCATGGTCTTTGACGTTGCCTTTCCGGTCTCTAAGAAACTCTTAAAGTCACCATAGGTAACCCCTTTGATATGCTCATGTTCCTCTGGGCTAATAATTTCCAGATACTTCTTTGTCGCCACATTCTTAATTCTCTTGCTGTCCTTTAGAGGGCTTCTGCTTATCAGCTTCTTCTTAATAGCGAAAGTAAACAGGCAGCTTAACGCCCTACGATACGATAAGATAGAATTGACACCATATTGTGTCTTCCAGTCCTGCATTATCTTATCAAGGGTTCTTGAAGTTATCTTCTGAATAGGCATAGCCTCTAAATAAGGCAGCCACTTAGACAGAAACATCTTGTAGCCCCATTGGGTCGTCTCTTTGACTTCTCCGCTTTCCTCCAGTTCCTTAAGGTACATCTCAACAATGTCCTTGAAGTTTTCCTTCTTAGCCGCTATTAGCTTGTTGTCAGCCTTTTGTCGTTCGAGTTCCTTAAGGACACTACGGGCTTCCGATATACTACCTACCGTCTTTGATACCCATTTCCTTTTGTCGCCTCCATCCGGGCGAATTTCTATTCTTACTCTGAACTTACCATTAGGTAACTCAGTGATACTCCCATCACCTTTTGGTCGTCTTGTCATAACCAATGCCTCCTTTAAAGGTAAAAATTACCAAAAAAATGTGAGAGGGTATTATGTGTTGTTGCTGCTCCGCTGCTCCCCCCGTGGGTACTCCTGCGCTACACCTGCACACCGCACGCACTACATTAAATACGCATGACCACACAGGCGCACCCTAGCAACCTCTAGTATAACTATGGATTATAGAGGATACCACAGGAGAACCAAGGGATACCAAGGGTTTCCTACATTATAAGTCACTATCTGCGACACTACAACCAGAGAACCTCTGTTTATTTTTTCAAAAATTAGTAGCTGGTACCAAAGGATGTCACAAAGATTTCACTGGATCGGGAACGTTTTTGCCCCTCTTTTATTTCTTTCTCCAATTTTATCTGTTTTGTCGGCAATCCTTTAGGTATCCTTATGACGTCCTCTAGCTTCCACCAGTCAACAAATAATAACCTTCTCTCACTAATATGGAACGATTGCTTCTAATTGTCCCACATAAGTGAGGAACAGAATTTTAATAGGAGAATAAAAAAAAATAACCTCTAGGATATCCTAAAGGTTACTACCATTGAAACAATAATTTTAACATGCCACTAAAAATACCATAGCAAAATATTGCAATATAACCTATCATAAAGATTATTAGAGGCGCAACAGCACACGCATAAAAAAACCTTTTCAACCTCTGTTTGCCTTTGCTCTCTGCAAAAGACGCTGCCCCAAAAAATATTATCATATAAAGAAATAAAAACCACTCACCACTATAGTAACTGTACGCTAAATCATAATAATACATTTCATCACCCGAATAACATTATAACACAAACCGAAATAATATTATACCATAAATACGTTGTAATAAAGTCGTGGGCTTTTTCCTACTATTTCCGTGCTAAAATGGTACTAAGTAATTTAATAACGAAAGAAACAAAGACACCTTGAGGAATCTTTTTGGAAACCTCAAGGTGTCTTTTGTCGTTCATTATGGAATTATTTTCCAATTTTTATTCATTATGATGATCTCTTTACCTATCACAGCTAATAATTTTTCAGCTACATCGCAGCGGACTGACTGCCTTTTAAACATATGATGCACGGATTGGGGGTTTAGCTCTGCTTCTTCACATATTTCTTTAAAAGTTTTCTTTTTGTAATTCTTTAATAATTCTTGTAATTCGTCTTGTAAAGCCATAATATCACCGCCTCTACACTCATTTTAACAGATTATAAAAATTTTAGAAAATGAGAAAAACTAAGAAAATCAAAGATAATTGACGTAAACGTCATTTAAAGTGACGAAAACGTCAAGATATGAGCAAATTTAACGTTTTACAAAATGACGAAAACGTCACATAATATACTCAAGAAGTGACGAAAACGTCACCAAAAGAAAGCGAGGAAAACAAAAATGGCTAACACCTACACAACCTACAGACACATGGAAAGAAAGCTGGAGCAACTCCGAGACTTTACAGGGAACAGCGCAAGCGGAATGTTTACAGGTACACACTACATAGTAAAAAGCTATGAAACATTGATGCTATATTTAAACACCAAAACAGGCGAATTGTTTTTTAACAACTGTTATTACAGTGTCACTACATCAAAATTACAGAACATGATAAAAGCTGCTTTTAACCTAACAGACTGTAAAGAAAGAAAATGTTTTCTAATGATAAACGGCAGTATAAAAGCACATTTTGAGACCTTAAAGGAGGCAGAAGCATGAAAATTTACAAGGAAGTAGACCACACAGATTTTGAATTTTGGGCAGGAGCAAAAGACACAGTAGCAATGCTGACAGAACAGGAGCTTAGCACCGTTTGGAGATTTTTAGAGGAAGATTGTGGATTTAATATGAACACCCCGACAGAAACAGATATAAATGATTTCTTCTGGTTTGAGACGGATACCATAGCAGACTTGCTAGGTTATAGCGATTGGGAAGCCTTAATAGAAGAAAGATAAAGCCCTTGTGTCTTGTTGCTGACCTTTAGGAACTCCTAGAGGTTAGCCAAGAGGATACAAGCTAGTAAGCCTCTAGGAAGGAGCGTAAGAACCTTGACAACAAAACAGAAAGGACTAGCAGTTATCCTGTTAGCCCTTACCCTTAGTTTGTTGTCTCGAACCGCTCATTAAGTAGGTAGAGACAGGGGGCAGGCTCACACCCTGCTACCCTGATTTACCTAGATTATATCATAAGGAACATAAGGAGGGCAATAAAAAATGTTGGAACGTAGGGCACTGGAAGAACTTAAAGAAATATTAAAAATCAAGAAAATAAAGGCTGCAAAAGGTTTTAATGTGCAAAGTTGTATAGAAGGTTGGATTTTAATGCACTTACATGAAATAAGAGCAGAATTAAGTAAAAGAGAAAGCAAGCCGAGACGCTGGAAGCTCTACCGCAGTAGTATTCAAATGGCAACCATTACTAACGGAAAAGGTACAACTTGTTTACCGTTTCATTCAAGACCTACAATTTTTCAGTATAACAATTATCTTTTTATTGTTGATAGCTTTGTAATATGGCATAGGGTTTTAGTTTTAGAGATGGAGGACTAAGAAATACTAATAAAACGAAGATGTAACTGCGCATAAGATTAAGAACAGGAGGAAAACGAACATGAAATTGATTATTCAAATAACTCTAGGGTAACCCTCGGCGAGCTTTTGGTATTAGCTATCTTACATTTGACAGTATGGGGCATATAAGAAGGAGGAAGGAAAAATGTTATTACTACAATTAAGAAATATTTATATTACTAGCAATAAAGCAGGGTATTATGCAGTGTTCTTTAAAAGCTCTGATGTCGAGTACCCTACCTTGCAATATGAATGTTTATTTGCATCAACACTTTTGTGTCTCTTAGAAAAAGATTTTGAGATTACTGAACCGGAATTAAACACCGTTAGGCGTTTTATTGAGAGTGTTAAGGAGCTGACAAAATGATAAACAGTATCGAACAAATCACACTCAAAGACGGTCAGACAATACTAATTATGAACCATGCTGACCTAGTGGAAACCATGAGAAACACCCTAGGCGATGAATTCGCCGACCTAGTAGCGCAGGAAATGACAGGCACAGACCGAGCGCACGCTTCGGAAATACAAGGCTATGAAGCGTGTTTAAGAGAGCATGAGGGCATGGTTGACTCCTATTCGGCTGCCCTTCGGGATGTCTTAGAGGAAGCAAGGAAGCTCCAAAGCCAACTTGCAGCTCCTAGGTTAAACCGTGAGAACCTAAAAGAAACCTGTACAAGCATTATAGATATTGTTGAAGAAGAGATCTAACAATTAGAAGGAGGAAATTATTATGACTAACAAGGAACGCAAAGAAATGTATCAGGACTGGGAAAACTTATTGGGAACGCATTTATATAGTGCTGACCATGACGAACGGATAGGAATGTTAGAAAGCCTTTTAAAAGGTATTGGACGGCGTTTAGACTACGATATGACAAGCTTGTTATTACTAATAAATGAATATGACAAGGAAGCTTGTAAACCTGATGTTGAGCTTAAAGTTGGTGGAATTTATCGGGTAACACATGACGTTTATTTTGGTGATGAAGTTTGTTTATGGAAAGGCGATATTGTAAAGATAATAAGCGACTACAGGAAGGTTTCTTATGATGTACAAAGTCTTATGCCTATTAGAAATGATAACGGCAAATGGTGGCTTACCCCAGGTTGCTTAGAGGAGGTATAAGTTATGAAAAATGAACGTAGATGTAAACACTGTGGAGGTAGCGTTGAAGCAGGCTTCTGCATAAGGGACGGCGAGGAATACTATTGTAGTCCTGATTGTTTAGAGACAGTCTATACAGAAACGGAGTATGTCGAACTATATAAAGCTGGTGAAGCCTATTGGACTGAATGGGAGGATTGATTGATCTATGAAAGACAAAATTATCATGTTTCTTGTCTTAGCGAGCCTAGTGGTTGACTGGGACACGACCTTAAAGAACTTCGGGTTATAAGAAGAATGAGGAGGATATACAAATGAAAGACTTAGAGACTTTGAAAAAACAAGTCGGAAGTTATGAAGCTTTAATTAAATTAATGTATAACATTGGAACACTTACAGAGTGTGATGTTAATGAAATAGTAGAAAGATTAGACCAAATAGAAAGTAACTTAGGTAATTATTAATAGTTGTCTTGCTAGTGCCTATGAGGACTCCTCGTGGGCACCATGGAGGATAGCTAATCCCCAAATACAGCGGCAGCAACAGGAGGACAAATGTGGATGCAAAGGAGACTTAAAGAAAACCTAATAATCTTGATACTACTTGCTATTCTTTTAGCCCCTTGGGAAAAAATCTTCTCAAGATAACAGGAAGTTTTATAGTCTGAAACCTAACGAATAACCACCTTTAACTAAACATAAGTTCGTGTTAATTCTCACGCTTAGTTGAGGGTGGATTTTTGTTAGCCTTGTGTCAAAACGTATGTTCGTTATAATAGCCTTATGTTCGTATTAAAAGCGAACAAAATTTGAAGAAAAGAAGGAGACAAACATCATGGAAAAACACCCACTGTACTTTGAAGAACTAGAGCTGGAGGCACGTTACAAGACTTTTGGTGAACAGAAATTACGCCAAGCCTACGACAAAGCCAAGGCAGAGGGACAAGTCGGAACAACTACCCTTGGACAGAAGTTTATAGCCCATCAATACAGCAATGTTTTTGAAGCCGTCAAGCTGTTTGTCGAAAACGCACTGGCTCCGAAAAGAGGCGTAAAACCTGCCTATGTAAGCATCTTGTTTGAAATGGTAGAGCTTTACAAGGAGGAGAAAGACCAGCTTTATAGCTTGTTGACCTTCTCGCCTTTCTCAATCCTTATGAACAACCTTATGAAACGTAAAGACCTCTTTTTGTCTAACGTAAGCCAGCTCATAGGTAAAGAAATCCAAGACGAATACAACCTCACTCACTACCTTAGTCTGAATCCGAGTCGAAATGTTGTCGTCAATAATGGAATTGACCAGCGTGTTCAGAGCTTCTACCGCCGTGCCTATGCGATTGCATGGATGAAACGTGACGGCTACCAAGCTCCTAAATGGAACACTCAAGACCTGATGCAGCTCTCCGCTTGCCTAGTCAATATAATCATTGAGAATACTCCTTACTTTGAATACTGCCAACAAGGTGCAACCTTGAACTTGCAGCCGACACAAGCCCTTTTGGATGCATGGATGAACAACGAGGATAACGCAGTAAGCAGTGCCTACCGTCTCTGCCCCACTATCATCCCTCCGAAACCTTGGGAGTCCTACGACGAAGGTGGTTATTACGGTGAGCTTCAAACCAGCACATCCCTGCTCCGCCTCCGAGATCAACGGACTGTCTTTGGTAAGAAGTATCTGAAAAAGCTAGGACAGATGGAGCTTGCTGGCGTAAGAAAAGCAATCAACAGTATCCAAGCGACTCCTTGGAAAATCAATAAGAAAGTCTTAGCGGTCATGCAAGATGTAATGGAGCTTGGTGGAGGTCGTGCAGGTATCCCCTATATCAACGAAGCTCCGAAGCCTATGGTGCTTCCTGAGGAACCTACAGAGGAACAACTCAAGGAATACCGTAAAGTTATGGTCGGCTTCTACAAGGATGAAATAAGCCGTAAAAGCCTTGCCCTGAGAGCCATTGGAAACATTAAGACTGCTGAGGAGTTCTCTAAGTACGACAAAATTTACTTCCCTTGCAACATGGACTTCCGAGGTCGTGTCTACCCTCTGCCCTCTTTCAGCTTCCAAGGGGATGACCTGAACAAGGGACTTATCCTCTTTGCTGATGCTCCTGCCTGTGAAGATATGGAAGACATCAACTGGCTTGCTGTCCACGGTGCAAACCTAGCTGGTGTCGATAAAGTCAGCTATGATGACCGCATCCAGTGGGTCAAAGACAACGAACTTGAAATCCTTGCTTCTGCTCTTGACCCGCTTGCTAACACCTTTTGGATGAACCAAGACGAACCCTGTCAATTCCTGGCTTTCTGCTTTGAGTGGCAAGCGTGGAAGCAGTGGGAAATTGAACACGGCAGTCCTAAAGGCTTTGTGTCAGGTATCCCTGTGGCTTTCGATGGTACCTGCTCAGGACTCCAGCACTTCTCTGCAATTCTTAGAGACCCTGTAGGCGGTGCAGCTGTAAACCTCCTGCCCTCCGACAAACCCAATGACATCTATGGAGTAGTTGCTGTCAAAGTAAATGCAGCAATAGACGAAGACCTCCAGATCGGTACCTTAGATGATGTTGTCGATACTAAAATCAAGTTTGGTACCAAGACCCTTGCACAACTTTGGAGAATGTATGGCGTTACTCGGAAGGTAACCAAACGCTCCGTTATGACTCTCGCCTATGGCTCCAAGGAGTATGGCTTTAGAGACCAAATCTTTGAAGACATAATCAAAAAGGATATGCAGGAACAGAAAGATGCTTCCGTATTCACTGATGAAAACTGCTGGCAAGCCTCTGCGTATATGGCGAAGCTCATCTGGAACGCTGTTAGAACGACTGTAGTTGCAGCTGTAGATGGCATGAAGTGGCTACAGGACTGCGCCAAGCTGGTTACCAAGAAGGGTCAAGTAGTTACTTGGACGACTCCAATGGGTCTCCCAGTTCAACAAAGCTATATGGAATGTGTCAGCACTCAGGTACGCCTAAGATGTGCAGGTAAAAACATCCGTCTCTATGGTCTGAACGTCACTGGTAATATCGACAAAAGAGCGCAAGCTCAGGGTGTCGCTCCTAACTTCATTCATAGCATGGATGCAAGCCACCTTCAACTAACTGTCTGCATTGCTGCGGAGTTAGGCATTAGGCATTTTGCAATGATACATGATTCCTATGGTTCACCTGTAGCTCAAGCAAAGACCATGTATAAGGCAGTACGCCAGAGCTTCATTGAAATGTACACTGAGCAAGACGTACTTGAGAACTTCAAGAACGATATGTTGAAACTCTCCGACACATCCCTCCCTACTTTACCAAAAAGAGGCGACCTGAAATTAGATGAAATTGCTAACAGTAAATACATCTTTTCTTAATTGTTCCACATAAGTGAGAAAGGAAACCAAAGGACATACCTAAGGATTACTCCTACTGTTATTCAGTAAATAGTAATACTTAAGGATGTCCTTTAGTCTTTCTCTAAATTATCTTAAGGAGGAACTAAGTAATTATGAACAGACAGGAATTTAAAAAGCATGTCCAGCGAGGAGGTAAGCTCTTTGTCGCTGCCCGTGAAATAGAAAGAGAAGGGCGGTGGTTAATTAAAAGAGGAGAAACTGTAGAACTCAGGGATGATGATGGATCTGATAACCCTTCTTTTTATTTTCCCAATAGAGAAGATAGAGATACACAAGCTCTGTATGGTCAATACAATTGGGAATATTTAAAGTTAAGTGACCTCGAACCCCACATTTCCCACTACGACACCCTTCATCAACCCATAGAAACCATGCAAGCCAACATGACACCTGAGGAGTTCCAAGGGTACGTCAAGGGCAACATCATTAAATATGTGTGTCGCATGGGTCGTAAAGCTGGTGAGGACAAGCTCAAAGAAGCTAAGAAAATCCGGAATTATGCTAAATGGCTCGTTGAGAGCCTCGAAGGTAAAACTATTAATCCAAGGGAGGATGAACAATAATGAACAGACAAGAATTTGAAAAGTATATTGAACAAGGAGGGAAGCTCTTTGTTGTTTTAAAGCCAAGTGTTTTCTTTAAAGCAGGTGAGGTTGTCGAACTTAGATGTGATGATAAATCTAGTAACCCTTCTTTTTATTATCCAAATCATGAGAAACGAGACCAAATTGCTCACCGAGAGGAGTCTAAAACATGGCATTATTTATTTTTATCCAACGTAAAGCCTTTTGTACCCTTCAAGGTTGGTGATATCGTTATTGCTCATCGAGACGAGTATTTCATCACCGATTCTTCAACTAAATGCCGTGTAGTTTCCTTAACCCCCTTGTCTTTTATGAAGGAAGCAGATATGGTAGTTACGCCTATAGAAGGAAACTACTTTTTTGGTATTCCATTTAACGTATCCTCTGCATACTTTAAATTAGCAGCAGAGGAAGAAAACCCGCCGACCCTTGAGGTAACCCAAGATGGCAGCACGATCACTGTAAAGCTCACTGAGAACGGCAACGTAACCGAAGCCTCTGCTAAATGCAGTCCTACAGACACCTTTGACTATCTCACAGGAGTCCAAATCGCTCTTACCCGCCTCGCTCAGAAGACTGGAAAACCGCCTAAAATCTATTTACCCAAAGACACTACAGCTTACCAAGTAGAACTGCTGTAAGGTGTCTTTCTTTATTTGTCAAATGAGAGGAGGTGAAAATCATAGCAACTCCCAATTTAAACATCACAAAGCTGCACGAGGATGCCCAAGTATCCGCTGAGTACACCTTTACAGGTTTCTCGCTTGCCAGTGTAAGCTCTGCTGAAATCATGCCGAGCCAGATTGTCCAAAATGCGTACATCGTACACACAGGTATTGCCGTAGAGATTCCTAAAGGATACATCGGCAAAATCTTCTTGGCTCCCAAAGTTGGCATGGAGACAAAGCTGCGCCTTGCTCATGGCACAGGTATCATTACCAGCGACTATACAGGTGAGCTGATGCTGTATGTTGAGAATATCGGACGGTATTCGGAATACATCACTAAAGGTCAATGTATCGCTCAGTTAGTTGTCGAAAAGTTAGACAACATAAAAGTTACGATCGCTGACACTAACCAATAATCAAAAAATAATAGTAGGAGGAACTAATATAATGAAAGCAATCAGTCTGGAAAACCAAGAAAAAATCAAAGGTATTGAGGAGGTCTTAGCGTTCCATAAGGCTCAAATAGAAGCCTTGGAAGTCGCAAAGGAAGAACTACAGAAACCACCTTCCCGTTGGAACGATACGTTTATTCAAAAGTTGTATGTCTCCTTACCAAAGGGGCAATCTAGTAAGACCTATGAAGCTATGATTGAGAAAATTAAGCTCTCACTGGAGCTTAGAGCGTTCCAAGAGGAAAACGAAGGTGACTTCTCGGTGACTTCTTCCTCTGGTGTTATTTATGGTATTGGAGTAAATTGCCATGGTCGCTGCTATGTGTTTAAAACCAGCACTACGTTTCCGGGTCTTGACCCTTTGACAGTTCGATTCCTTGAAGTAGACACTGCCCGTGCAGCCATTGAAAAGTTTGGTGACCGCCTGAAAGCTCTCTTTGTAGAAGTTCCGACACCAACAAAAGGAGATTTCTAATTTGAGAACACAAATCATAACCCCTAAAGGAACCGCTCAGTATCCCAAGCTCCGCAGTCCGGAGTTCTTTGATGGTGCTGAGGTTGGCTATACTATCCAAATGGCTTTCAACAAGGAAGACACTGAGAAACTCTTAGCTAAACTGGGAGAAGAACTGGAGTCTGCTAAGAACGCCAGTGAGTTCAAAGGTAAAAAATGGACGAACGCTCGCCTCGGCAGCCGTGAAGACAAAAATGGTGATACCGTCTTTAAATTCAAGACCAAAACCAGCTACACGTCTAAGACTGGTGAAGTAAGACAACGCACCATTCCTATTTTTGATGCTAAAGGTAACCCAATCAAAGGCGACATCGGTCATGGCTCTATTTGTCGTGTACGCTTCACTGTTAATCCCTATCACAAGTCCGCTGCTAACTGTGGTCTGACTTTGTATCTGGATGCTGTACAGTGTATCGAATACAAGGAACCGGGCGGGTTTAATGCATCTGCTTTTGGTTTCGACAAAGAAGATGGCTATGATGTAACTGAGAACGAGTGCATCCCGGTACCGTTCGATGCCGAAGAAGCGGAGTTCTAAATATTGGCTGCACGCTTCTTTAATCGGCATGGAGGGTTCTATCAGAAACCCACGGCATACCGTAGCGGGCTTGAAGACAAAGTAGGAGAACAACTGAAAAATGCAGGAATTGAGGCAGCTTACGAGAAACACAAGCTGCCTTATATTATTCCAGCAACCGATCACTATTACACCCCTGATTGGGTGTTACCTAATGGTATCATCGTGGAAGCTAAAGGTCTCTTTGATGCAGAAGACAGGCGCAAGCATCTCCTCATCAAAGACCAATACCCACACCTCGACATCCGTTTTGTCTTTAGTAGCCTTACCACCAAAATCTATTCAGGCAGTAAGACAACTGTTGCTGACTGGTGCGAAAAACACGGCTACCAATATGCTCGTAAATTTATTCCGCCAAGCTGGTTTGATGAACCTAAGAAACCCACTAACGGACTCATTCTAAAGAAAGGAGGCAGCAGCAAATAAGCACTCTAAAATTCAAACAACGTACCTGCACAGACTGGTTCTATATCATCAAGAAGCCTATTAATGGAGCTGATAAGGAAGCCTTAGTCAATGCTGCTCGCCGTCTTGGTGAGTTCGACTCAGGGTATCACTTCATTATCCAAAATGACGGCACAGTAGAAGCAGACAGGGATGTCAACGCTGTCGCACAGTGGGACTTCAAGGACAACACAACGTCCATCTACATCCTCTGCGACACCTCTGGAAACCTTACAGACTCCCAAAGGATTGCTGTAAGCGACCTGTTCAAGACCCTTGTTGCTACCTACCCTAATATCCAAACTGTAGAGGTACTCTAATATGGAACAGACCGAATCTCAAGTTGTAGAGGCACACGTCCCCTGCCCTGATTGTGGTAGTAGTGATGCAATGTGTGTCTATGATGACGGACACAGCTATTGTTTTAGTTGTCATGCCCAACATCAAAATAAAGAACAGCAGACAAAAGCTGCCAAGCCAGTGACCAAGGGAGGCGTGGTGTCTCCTGTTGATCTAAACCTTGGAGCCTTAACTGCCCGTGGTATCTCAATGGAAACCTGTAAAATCTACGGGTACTACAAGGGGTTCCGACATGATAGACCTGCTCAGTTTGCCTGTTACATTGATGAGGCTGGTACTGTTATAGGTCAGAAAGTCCGGTACGCCGACAAAACCTTTGAGACCCTCGGAAACCTTGAACGTCGCTTCTTTGGTCAGCACCTCTTTACTTCCGGTAAGAAACTAATCATTACCGAAGGTGAAATTGACTGCCTCACTGTTAGCCAAATTCAAGGAAACAAATATCCTGTTGTGTCGCTGCCTAATGGCGCACAGTCAGCAAAGAAGACCTTTGAAGCACAGTATGACTGGCTTGAGGGTTTTGAAGAAGTAATCGTTATGTTTGATATGGACAAGGTAGGACGTGAAGCTGTAGACAGCGTTTGCGGTATCCTTAGCCCCAACAAACTCAAGATTGCCACCCTGCCCCTCAAAGACCCCAATGAGTGTCTGATGCAGGGACAAGCCTCAGCAGTAGTAAATGCAGTTTTCCGTGCGAAGACCTATAAACCCGCTTGTATAGTCAATGGTGAAGAACTCTGGGAAGCCCTGTCAACCGAACAGGAAGAAGCCCAAGGGTATCCGCTGCCGTGGGATATAGACCTCCAGAAGATGACTCTGGGACTCCGAAAAGGGGAACTGGTGCTTATCACTGCTGGCACTGGCACAGGTAAAACTACCTTTGTCAGACAGCTTGCACATCACTGCGGTGTCAACCTGGGCTTGAAAATTGGGATGCTGATGCTTGAAGAAAATGTCAAGAGGACTGCCAAAGGGTTAATGTCTATCCACACAGGCAAACGCCTCGCTCTTAACCGACACCTCATTACTGAGGACGAATACAAAGATGCCTTTGATGCCACACTCGGCTCAGGGCATTTTATTTTTTATGAACACTTTGGGTCGCTGGAGTCAGACGACCTAATCAAAAACATTCGCTATATGGCAACCGCCGAACAATGCGACTTTATTATCCTTGACCATATCTCAATCGCTATCAGCGGTTTGGAAATCGACAATGAACGAAAGGCTACAGACGTACTAATGACAAAGCTCCGCAGTCTTGCAGAAGAAACAGGAGTCGGGATGTTAGTTGTGTCGCATCTTAAGCGTGTCGATGGGACACCAGCAGAAGAAGGAGGGGCAGTAAGCCTCAGTCATCTTCGGGGTTCCCAAGCACTCCCTCAGTTATCCGATGGTGTCTGGGCGTTAGAACGCAACCAGCAAGCGGACGACTCTGAGAAAAACTTGGTTCGTGTAAGGATTCTTAAAGGTCGCTTCACAGGCGAAACAGGAATTGCTGGCTATTTAGCCTATGACAAAGAAACCGATCGGCTTGTAGCCGCAGAAAAACCACACAAAAAGGACATCGACTTGGGTAACGATGATGATGTTCCTTTTTAATTTTAAGGAGGAACATACTTATGAAAAAAAATTACTCTTATCCAGTCTCCAGTATTGGTTTCACTATCTCGGAACTCCCCGGTGAAACAGCAGTCTACATTGAGTTCTCTGGCTGTCGTCAGAACTGCCCCGGCTGTCACTCGGACTATCTTATTGGTGACCAAGGGGATTCCTTGGACCTTGAGGATACTGTCTACAATGCCTATGCGCTTGCCCAGAAGTATCCTGATGACATCACTGCTATTGTCCTGATGGGTGGTACTGCAAACAACGGTATTACCGAGAAGTCCCTTGGTATCCTTATCAAAGCCTTAGCGAAGAAAACAGGCTTGCCTATTGGTCTCTATTCAGGTCGTGATGAAGCCCCTGACAAATACCTTGATGTAGAAGAAATCAGATGGGTCAAGACAGGTTCCTATAAAGAAGCCTTTGGTGGTCTTGAGGAACCCACTACGAACCAAAGGTTCTACGTTAAAGAACACACGATTGTAACCGACCAATATGGCGTTTATTCCGGTCGTATCCCCCATTGGGTCGATATGACCAAACAGTTCCAAATACTGAAAGGAGAAGAAATTGCTCAACAACCTAACTCCGACTCAGATTCAGAGTAAATTAGACTTTATCAAGAATTACATTACTGCCGACACTGCTGCTGATGGATCTATTGTTGACCCTAACGCTAATGTCACCTCAAAGAACGTAGCAACAATGGAGGCAGAGCTTTATAAGTACGAGAACATTCAGGTAAATAGGGCTATTGTCTGTGATAAGATAACGCAAATGTTTGGCGCAGACTTAGCCACACAGTATCTTGAGGACATCCACTCTCATCTTATTTATGTCCATGATGAAACCTCACTGAAACCCTATTGTGCCTCTATCACTCTCTACCCGTTCCTATTTGATGGCTCTAAGGCTATCGGAGGAACCTCAAGCAGACCACGGAACCTACAGAGCTTCTGTGGTTCTTTTGTCAACCTCATGTATCAAATTGCAGGAGGCTTTGCTGGGGCTGTAGCTACAGTCGAGTTCCTCATGTATTTTGACTATTTCGCTAAGAAGACCTACGGCAGAAACTACCTGACGACAAACAGTCGTGAGATTCAGCAGGAGTTACAAGGTGTAATCTACTCCATGAACCAACCTGCTGCTGCCCGAGGATTCCAAAGTATCTTCTGGAATATCTCAGTCTTTGATGAACACTACTTTACGTCCCTCTTTGATGAGTTTTACTTCCCTGATGGCACCAAGCCTGACTATGAGACACTTAAGCAGCTCCAAGAGTTCTTCATGGAGTGGTTCCGAAAAGAACGCCGTAAAGAGCTGCTTACTTTCCCGGTCATAACTGCTGCCTATCTGGTTGAAGAAGATACAGCAAAGGACAAAAACTTCCTCGACCTCTTAGCCGATCAAATGTCTAAAGGTCATAGCTTCTTTCACTATGAGTCTGACAGCGCAGATAGCCTTGCCTCCTGTTGTCGCCTCCGAAACGAGTTTGCAGACAATACGTTCAGCTATACCCTCGGTGCTGGTGGGGTTTCCACAGGCAGCGTACAGGTTATCACTATCAACTTTAATCGACTCAGACAGTCACACCTAATCTTGCATAGTGTCGTTGAGCGTGTCCAGAAGTATCTTATGGCACACCGAAGTTACCATATGGATATGATAGAAGCTGGTATGCTTCCTGCTTACTCCGCAGGTTTCATCGACATTGACAAACAGTTCTGCACTATTGGTATCAATGGATGTCTTGAGAGCTTTGAGTATATCTGCAAACACACTGCTGTTGGTTTTTGGAAAGCCGAGAACTACACAGAGTATCTTAAGTATTGTTTGTCGACCATTCAAAACCTCAACAAGGAAGCATTGAAAACCTTTGGAACCCGCTTTAATACCGAGTTCGTCCCCGCTGAAAACCTTGGTGTCAAAAATGCTAAGTGGGATAAAGAAGATGGGTTATGGGTTCCTCGTGATTGCTATAACAGCTATTTCTACCCAGTAGAGGACACTAGCTGGAACATCCTTGACAAAATCAAAATTCACGGTAAGGAAGTCTCACAGTACCTTGATGGAGGAGCTGCTCTGCATCTCAATCTCCAGAGGGTTCCTACAAAAGCTGAGGCGTTAAACCTTATCCAGACCAACATAAGACACGGGGTTCCGTATTGGACTACCAATGTCCTTTGCACTGTCTGTAACCATTGCGGACATATAGACCCTAACTATCATACCGCTTGCCCTCAATGCCACTCGGCTGATGTCGATTACGGCACAAGGGTCATCGGGTATCTCAAACTAATCTCCAGCTTTTCCGCTGGACGACAACAAGAAGCGGCTCTCAGAGCCTATCAAAACACAGGAGGTATTAAAATTGTTTCTGATTAAAATGTTTTTCGGTATGCAAAAATGGTGCTTGAAACAGCAAGTCAAAATGGCTAAGGCTTTGAGAGAAGCTAACACCAAAGCAATCGCTAAAATGCGTGAAGACATCTTAACCCTTGAAGATGAAAACGCAGAGCTGGGAAGAAAGTACCTGTAATCCTTGCTTTTCTTTGACATTGAGACTAATGGTCTCTTAGACTCAGTGATAGAAGCTCACTGCATGGTCATAATTGATGAAGAAAATAATGTCACAGAATACCGCCCCTCGGAAGTCCATCAGGGAGCCAAACGGCTCCTTGAGGCAATCCGGGAGGGCGATTTTATTTGTGGTCATAATGTCATCAACTTCGACCTCCCTGCCTTAGAGAAACTCTATCCAGACATCAAGGTGCCTTATGCACTCCAAGGGAATGTCGTGGATACCCTTGTCCTGTCCCGCCTGATCTATGGCAACATCAAAGACAGTGACAATGGACTCTTACGAGCAGGCAGACTTCCCGGTAAACTCTATGGCTCTCATGGCTTAAAGGCTTGGGGCTTCCGCTTAGGGGAACTTAAAGGAACCTATGCAGAAGAAACCGCTGATGCTTGGGCGCACTTCTCTGAGGAGATGCTTACCTACTGCGTTCAAGACGTAGTGGTCACCAAGAAACTCTATGAGAAACTGATGAGTAAAAACTACCCAGAAGCCCCTATAATCCTTGAACACCAAGCTCAGTGGCTCATGGCAAAACAGGAACGCAACGGCTTTCCTTTTGATGTCTTTGCTGCCCAAGAGCTTGAAATAGAACTCAGAAGTCGCAGTGCTACTCTTGATGCTGTCTTACGGCAGCAGGTTCCACTGATTCCCGACAAAGTATTTATCCCGAAACGAGACAACAAAACTAAAGGCTACATCAAAGGTGTGCCTATTCAGAAGTATAAAGACTTCAACCCAAATAGTCGGCAGCAGATTGAGTGGCTTATCAAAAACCACTTCAAGTACATTCCTGATAACGAGGAACTCTTTGAAGAAGGTACAGACCGCCTCAAGATTGACGACATTACCTTTGGATACCTTAAGACAGACCCCGAAGCTCCTGAGGAACTCCGAAATATCGCAGGTGTCTTTGAAGAATACCTGATGATAACCAAACGTATCGGACAGCTCATTGATGGAAAGCATGGCTGGCTCAAGTGTGTCAAAGAAGATGGACGTATTCACGGCTCTGTTAATCCTTGTGGTGCTGTTACTGGACGAGCTACCCACGCCGCTCCTAATGTAGCCCAAGTGCCAGCCGCAGGTAGTCCCTATGGTAAAGAGTGTCGCAGCCTATTTACTGTCCCGAAAGGATGGTATCAGGTAGGTGTCGATGCTTCCGGTCTGGAACTGCGCTGTCTAGCTCACTTTATGTACCCTTACGACAACGGGGCTTATGCCCACGAGATACTCAATGGCGACATCCACACAGCCAACCAGAACGCCGCTGGGTTACCTAAGCGTGACCAAGCGAAAACCTTTATCTACGCCTTTTTGTATGGTGCAGGTGACGGAAAGATTGGCAAGATTGTGCATGGTACTGCTAAGGATGGCAAGCGACTCAAAAGAGAGTTCCTGTCTAAGACACCAGCTATTGCTGACCTTAAGGCAGCCATTACGAACGCTCTGGTCGCTGAGGAGTTCCGAGGCAGAGTTACCAAATGGAAACGCAGGTATCTCAAAGGTCTTGACGGTCGCCCTCTGCACGTCCGGTCGCTCCACTCAGCACTCAACCTGCTCCTGCAATCAGCAGGTGCATTGATCTGCAAAAAGTGGATATTGCTACTCGAAGAAAACCTTATCAACCTTGGGCTTGACCATGGAGCTGACTTTCAGTACATGGCTTGGGTTCACGATGAAGTGCAGGTAGCTTGTCGGACGAAAGAGATTGCTGAGACGGTTATTAAGGTCGCTCAGGAGTCTATGAGACAAACTCAAGAATTTTTTGGATTCAGAGTCCAACTGGATACCGAAGGAAAAATTGGAAAGAATTGGAGTGATTGTCATTAAAGTATTAGTCGCTTGTGAAGAAAGCCAAGCGGTGACCATAGAGTTACGAAAGCTCGGACACGAAGCTTATAGCTGTGATATTGAGCCCTGCTCCGGCGGTCATCCTGAGTGGCACTTACAACAAGATGTGTTACCTCTTTTGAAAGAAAAATGGGATATGATAATTGCATTCCCCCCCTGCACATATTTGTCTAATGCAGGTGCTTGCCGCTTGTATCCTACCAAAGGTAACTTAGATCAAGAGCGTTATAAAAAGGGGTTAGAAGCTAAAGATTTTTTCTTACATTTCTTAAATGCCGACTGTCCTCGTATTGCTGTCGAAAATCCTGTCAGTAGTAAAATCTTTGAAATGCCTGCACACACTCAAGAAATTCAACCTTATATGTTTGGACACCCTTATACAAAGAAAACCCGTTTGTGGTTGAAAGGACTCCCAAACTTAAAAGCTACCAATTTAGTGGATGTAGTGGCTCCTTATGTGCCCTCTGGGACAGGACGTAAAAACACAGCTAA